GAGAAGAAAGACTATTGGAAATGAAAAGACTTGTGGTAGACATTGAGACAGACAGCCTTGAAGCTACCAAGATTTACTGTGTGGTAGCTAAAGATTTAGATAGCAAAAGGATATATACATATGATGAAAATAATCTCAACCATTTTAAATCCCTCCTTTCTGAGGGAGACATTGTTGTTATGCACAACGGCGTTAGTTTTGATGCACCTGTACTATCACGATTACTGGGTGTTAAAATCCCTCTCAAAAATATCAGAGACACTTTAATCCTATCACAAATGGTTGACCCTATGCGTGAAGGCGGTCACTCACTGGAAGCATGGGGCAACTCACTTGGCTTTAAGAAGATAGAGTTTGAAGACTTCAGTCACTATAGTGCAGAGATGTTGAAGTATTGTATTCGAGATGTAGAACTTACAGCTAAAGTTTATGAGACACTTGTACCAGACCTAAAGAAGTTTAGTCCACGCAGTATCAAGCTTGAGCATCAGATACGTGCCATCATAGACCAGCAGGAACGTAATGGCTTTACGCTTGACATACCTAAGTCTATGCAGTTGGTTGCTAAACTGAAGGACGAGTCAGAAGCAATCAAGCTACAGCTTCAAGAAGTATTCCCACCTATCATTGAGGTGCGGTATTCAGAGAAGACAGGCAAGCGTCTGAAGGATAAGGTGATAGAGTTTAATCCATCATCACGACAGCAGATTGCAGACAGGCTCATGGGCTTGGGCTGGCAACCAAAGAAGCACACAGACAAAGGTCATGTGGTTGTTGGTGAAGAAATACTTGAGACGATTGACTTGGAAGAAGCAAGGCTACTGTCTCGCTACTTACTACTAGAGAAACGTGCTACACAAATCCAGTCATGGGTTGATGCAGTACAAGATGATGGTAAGGTACATGGTAAGGTATTGACATTGCGTACTATTTCGGGACGCATGGCACACACCTCACCTAACATGGCACAAGTACCTGCTGTGTATTCACCTTACGGAAAGGAGTGCAGAAGTGTTTGGACTACTTCTAATTCTAGGTATACTCTATTGGGTTGTGATGCTTCAGGTTTAGAACTACGTATGCTGGCACACTACATGGATGACGAGGCTTTTACTCGTGAGGTTGTGGATGGTGATGTACATACAGCTAACCAGAAGGCGGCAGGTCTACCTACCCGTGACAATGCCAAGACATTTATTTATGCGTTCATCTATGGCGCAGGTGCTAGTAAGATTGGACAGATTGTTAACGGCACATACAAAGATGGACAGAAACTTATTGATAACTTCCTAACCAACATGCCAGCACTAAAAACTTTGCGGCATAGGGTTGACAAATTAGCCAGTAGAGGTTATCTTATGGGACTTGATGGCAGACTGTTGAAGGTTCGTTCAACACATGCCGCAATGAATCTGCTACTACAAGGAGCAGGTGCAATCGTATGCAAAGAATGGTTGAAGTTTATAATCATTGAAGCTACGAAACGTAACCTAGACTTTAAACTTGTTGCGAGTATCCATGATGAGTATCAGTTTGAGGTACTCAAGGAACACGCAGAAGAACTAGGACAGGTTACACAGTGGGCAATGAAACAGGCAGAGCAATCGCTCGGTGTTAAGTGTCCATTGGATAGTGAGTATAAGCTTGGAAACAACTGGGCTGAAACACACTAGAAAAAAATGCTTGACTTTATATTTAAGTTATGGCATACTATTATAGTTGTTGGCATGGTGCTAACAACACGAAATTTAATTGGAGACTAAAACGAAATGACTATTATTACAGGAAAATGTTATTGGGCAAAAGTACAAGCACCTGACACAGTATATGAACCACAGTGGAGCATTGATATTTGTGTTGATGATAACAACCGTGAAGCTATTCTCAAGGATGGTTTGACTATTAAGAATAAAGGCGATGAGCGTGGTGACTTTATTCAAATTCGCCAGAAGGTTAGCCGCCGTGACGGTACAGAGAACAACCCCCCTATCATTCTAGATGCACAGAAAAACCCAATGACCAAACTAATTGGTAATGGTAGTATTGTGAATGTTCAGTATACGCCATTCGAGTGGAGCATGAACGGCAAGTCAGGCGTGTCACCTCTCCTTAAAAAGGTACAGGTTGTTAACCTAGTTCCTTATGGTGAAGACTTTGATGTAATCGAAGGTGGTTACATTGAAGGAGCATCTTCTATTACTGAAGACGAGGTTCCATTCTAATCTCTGATTAGATAAACACACGGGGGCGACGCTGGATTTGGTTGCCGAAGGCAGATAGGGTGGGATGGGTACTCTGCCACTTAATTAGGAGATTACTATGTTGGACTTACCAGATTATGTTGTAGTGTTTTACTTCGCTGTGGTTGCATTTATTATTGGGTGGGCAATGCCACGAGGTAAATACTTGAAGGCGATACAGCTTCGCTTCTTCAAAGCACTACACAACTTCTTCGCTGACGAAGAAGAATATATTCAAAACAAAGTTGAGCGTGTGCGTAAGATTACTACACGGCGTAAGAAATAGGGACACGTAGCTCAACTGGATAGAGCAACAGCCTTCTAAGCTGTAGGTTGCAGGTTCAAGTCCTGCCGTGTTCGCCAATAAGGAGAAGATATGAAAACAATCGACACTCTAATTCAAGACATATATCAAACCCTTGAGCAGGGTGTTGATGTGAGTCGAGCAGACATAGCCGAAGCACTTGAAGTGTTTGCACAGGATGCTAAGTCTGCCGTAGCCACGATGCTCCAAGAGGGACAGCGTAAAGGCGAAGGCCGCCTACGCTTATCTCAAATCGGTAAGCCAGACCGTCAAATCTGGTATGGTGTACGTGGTACAGAAGGAGAGCCTCTTGATGGGCAGACTAGGATTAAGTTCCTTATGGGTCATCTACTTGAGGCTCTCCTGATTGTATTAACCCAAGCCGCTGGACACACAGTAGAAGGACAGCAGGGTGAGGTAGAGGTGGAGGGAGTACTAGGCCACCAAGATTGCCGCATTGATGGGGTGCTTGTAGATATTAAGTCTGCATCAAGTTATGGGTTTAAGAAGTTTAAAGATGGTACACTTTCTGACGATGACAGCTTCGGATATATTTCGCAGCTATCAGCGTATGCAACTAAGAATGGTGACAAAGAAGCTGCCTTCTTTGCTATCGACAAGAATAATTCTGAACTTGCCTTGCTTAAAATACATGACTTAGAAATGATTGATGCACCCTCACGGGTCAAGGTTCTTAAAGAAGTAGTACAGAAAGACACGCCACCAGACAAGTGTTACAGTCCAGTAGCTGATGGTGCTTCTGGAAACTATAAGCTTCCTATTGGTTGTGTGTTCTGTCCTTACAAGAAGGAATGCTGGAAAGATGCTAACAACGGTGGTGGACTAAGAGCATTTAAATATTCTAATGGTGTACGGTATCTTACTTATGTAGCAAGAACGCCAGATGTTGAGGAGATTAAATTGTAATAATAATGAAAAGAAAAAAATATAAACATCAATATAAATCTAATTCAGAATATGATGCAGCACAACAACTACACAAATTAAAGATAGACTTTGAATATGAAAGAGACAGGCTTGCCTATGAGTGGCGAGAAGACAAGCATTACATACCAGACTTCTTCCTACCTAACAAAGTTATCTTAGAAGTCAAGGGCAGGTTCATGCCAGAGGACAGAAAGAAACATCTGTTCATTAAGGCACAGTACCCAGACCTTGACATTCGTTTTGTATTTGACAATCCATACAGAACATTGTATAAAGGGGGGAAGATGACCTACGCAGATTGGTGCGACAAACATGACTACCATTACTGCAAGCTAAGAGATGGCATACCAGAGGAGTGGTTAGCCAAAGATGCCTATGGTAAGTAACACAGGCATATCAATTATACTGGATGAGTTTCGTCCAGAAGAGTCATCACCAGAACGCACATTATTCTTGTGTGTTATTTTACAAGCGTTGCTTGATGCAACCAAAGAGGAGTACGAAGGAGAGCCAGTTGAGGTGCGGATTGACAGGGACAGGGCGAAGGCTTGGTTCTTTGCATCAGTAGGTACAACGGCAGAAGACTTTAATGAAGTATGTATATGCGCAGGTGTTGACCCTAATTACATGCGAGACTTTGCATACAAAGTTTTAAAATCAGGAGAGATAGATTATGTCAGACGTAGAATCAACGCAGTCCTTGGACATTAACCCATTTGAGGATGTATACTTTGAAAAGGTAAGCGACCCAGTAAACAGTCCTGCACACTACAATCACAAGGGAGTAGAAGCTATCGAGGCTATCGAGGCTAGTATGTCGCAGGAAGAATATCAGGGCTACCTTAAGGGTAACTGTATGAAATATCTATGGAGATATAAATACAAGGGCAAACCTGTGGAAGACTTAAAAAAATGTCAGTGGTATTTGCAAAAGCTTATTGCATCCCACGAGCAACTGTAGTATAATTCAAACTCTTGGACACTTGAAAATGAACGTAACTTATTTAGACCACATGGGCAGTGACTTGACAGTAGTCAACGCTGCACGAGTATCATTCAATAAAGAAAGCAAACTAGAACACAATGGACGCTATGCTTACCTATCTGATAAAGATGTTAAACTTATCAACTACTTGGCAGAGCATGGTCATTGGTCACCTTTCTCTCACTGCTTCGTTCAATTCAGAATTGAAGCACCCATCTTTGTCGCAAGACAACTTATCAAACACCAAGTAGGGTTGGCATGGAACGAGGTAAGCCGCAGGTATGTGGACTACACGCCTAAGTTCTATTGTCCTAAAGAGTGGAGGCTACGAGCCGACAATGTTAAGCAGGGCAGTTCAGATGATACTGTCAACTATAACATTACACAGCTATCGCTTGAGTGTTTGAACGAGTATAATCATATGCTAG